AGACCCATTGGCATAGGTTGACGCATTGCCGCTTCGGTGCACGGACTGAAGCGAGGTCAAATGCAGCCGCCAGCTCAAACTCCACTGCATCGCGGTTCTCACTTGCCTTGCGGTCTATGAAATGGATCTCAGCCGGGAATGCAGCGGTCGGGTCTGGCGTGCCGTATGGGTTGACGCCGCCGGGGAAGTTGACGGCATCAAGGTACCGCGCCAATGTGCGGATGCGCGTGACCTTGGCGCCCTCCAGGCCGTTGGGCAGGCTGAGCAGCAGCGCGGTAATCACGCCGGTCAGGTTGGCAACGCGCAAGGTTGGCCGCGGCAGGCTGCCTTTGCCGTTGTAGCTGAAGCCATCCGCTTCAATTGGAAACCGCATGTAGCTGTTGCCGGCCCATACCACCTCGCCACTGAGATTCAGGTTGGCGCCGGCATGGAAGCGGTAGGTATCAGCCACGCCATGCTGCAGCACGTTTAGCTGCAGCTCATACAGCTCGATAATTGCGCCGGGTGCAGTGCTTTGCAGCGCGGAGACGGGTACGGTCACGGCTCAAATACCTGCCGAAAGGTGGCATCAATACGGCTGCGCTTGAACTCATGTAACTCGCGATTCCAGCTGTCGCATACCCACTGACCGGGCGTTGCGGATTCCGGTGGTGTCCAGGTAAACGATGCACCATCATCGGCGCGGTCGTTCAGGAAGTCTTCAATGGCGTCTGCGTCGGTGTTGGCAAGGTCAAACCGCAGCGACCATTCAACCGGCCGCTGGTTCAAGCCAAACGACAGCCGTTGTTCGTAGCCATCGCCAAAGCTGATGGTGCGCACCTTCGGCTTGTTGGCCTTGGTGGCGGAATACAGCGGCTTGTAGGAGGGGAAGGTAGCCATCAGCTGTTGAGGATGCCGCCGGGGCGCTTGGCCTTGATCAATTCTGACTGAACCGCTGCGGCGATCACCCGACCCAGCTGCGAAGCCTGCTCGTTGTCGCCAGCAACCTGGCTGCCGGTTGCATCCACGCTGACGTTGACCGTCACATTGCCGCCACCCTTGCCGTTGGGCAGCACGTTGCCGCCGCCGCTTGGTACAAACAGCTCAGGACCGCGCTCGCCTACCAGATACGGCTGCCCGGCGGTTACGGGACCGCCCATGGCGCGGGCTGCAAGACTTGGCATTCCGGCGGCAAACCCGAGGCCAGTGAAGCCAGCCTGGCCTGAACCGAACACCGATGCACCAGATACCGGACCGCCGCCAGTAAACATGCCGCCAGCTGCGTTGCCGTTAAGACCAAGCAATCCGGTCAACTGCTTAAAGACATAGATCTTTAACATCTGGGCGATTAGATCGGTTGCCATGTTCGTAAATGAGTTGGCAATACCACGAAACATGGTGGATAGAGCATCCTGCGCGCCTTTAGTGCCGGAAATTATGTCAGTAAATGCGTTGTTAAACGCCGAACTAATTGACTCGGCGCCGGTGCGTGCGAGATTGATTGGATCCTGCAATTCTCTGAGTCGCTGTTTGTAGTCACCAATCGGATCAGCTGCCGCCAATGGGTTGAGGTTGACATCGGTGCGGAACGCTCCGGCCCCTGGACCGTAAGTTGCTGTCATTGACAAGCCGGCGCGGTCATACAGCAACTTGTTTTGCTCCTGCATTTCCTTGGTGACCAGCTTCATCAGATCTTGGTCGCGCAAGGTGGCGGCAAGTGCTTTCAGCTCAATGCGCCGCTTGTCATCCTTTAGATCCTTGATCTGCCTGAGACGGTCAAGGTAGGTGAATTGAATCTTCAACCGTTCGCGTTCAATGTCAGTAGCGGCGTTGTTGAGGTCAATCTGCTGCCTGAGCTCAATTTTCATCATCTGCGAAGCGCGGCGTGCATCTTCCAGTGCTTCTGCCGCCTTGCCTTTATCCACCTTGCCAGCACCACCTGCCTTGCCACCACCGCCAGCTCCACCGCCGACCATCGAGCCAAGGAGGGGCGGTGCGGCGATGGCAGGGGTGGACGGTTTAGAGCTGACGAGGCGGCCGGTGATAGTGCTGTAGACGTTGCCCTGTGCGTCGCTGTAGGTCCTGCCAACGCCAGCACGCTCTAGCCGTGCCGCACCGGAGCGTTGCACCATGTTGGCCTTGAAGCGCGCCTGCTCAACGCCGGTAGCTTTCTCAATCAGCGAGTTAATGTAATTCAGCACCGGCCCTGCAACTCTGCCGATATTGCTGATCACCGGGCCAATGGCTTGGAGGGTGCGAGTCAGAATCCTGACGCTATCAACCACCGCCGGGATCAGATCTTTCGTGGCGGCAACCTGGAAGTTCTCCAGCTCGTTTTGCATGTTCTTGATCGCCTGCGCCGGACCGTTCATGGCAGATTCCAGCGACCCAGCGCCTTCAGTGCCGGCGCGCTTCAAGGCGCGGATCACTACATCGCTGGTGATCTTGCCTTCTTGCGCCAGCTTCCGAATCTCAGTAACCGGCTTGCCCAGCTCCTTCGTTAGTGCCGACACAAGGCCTGGCGCTTGCTCTAGGACGCTGTTCAGCTCATCACCGCGCAGCACGCCGGAACCAAGTGCCTGCGACAGTTGCCGCATTGCACCGGCCGCTTCGGCGGATGATGTACCGCTTGCGATGGCTGCAGTATTGAAGCCAACAAATGCCGCTTCAATGTCCGACAGGCTTACATTCAGCGGTCGCAATCTGCCATAGAGGTCTGCAAAATCCTTATTCGCCTGCGTGATGCTCAGCCCAAACTTGGTGCCGGCACGCGCTGCAGCCTCCTGCACGCCGGCAAGCTCACCATAGCTTTGCGCAAGAAACTGCAGCCGCCGTTCGGATTCCGCGCGCTGGATGCTTGCCTGCACTGATGCCTGTACGGTGCGCAGGCCGACATAGGCCGCTGTGAGCTTACCAACAGCGCCGACAAGCTGGCCCAACTGGTTACCCGCTGCGCCAGCTGCTCTGCCTTCATTGCGCAGGCTGTCGATTGCCGCGTCAGTGCCCCTTGATAGCTCCTGGCTGGCAGCCGCTGCGCTGCGCGACCCTTGCGTGAACTCACGCAGCTTCTGAATGGCACTGCGGGCATCGATGTTGATCTGTAGGTTTGCAATGCCCGCCACAGTGCCGCGCCTCTGTTACAGCCAGTCTACTTGCGTTTCATCTCATCACTTTGCAGCTCAAAGAATACCGACCACAGCAGCAACTCCTCTGCCGTCATCTCACGTCGCAGCTTGGACAGGGTGCAGCCAAGCTCCTTTGCCACACCCATCTGCAGCAACAGGTGCCGGTCAGCCTTTAGCGCTCGCTTGAGTGCTTTTCATGTCAATCTTGCTATCCTCCTGCGGGTTGCGAAGGATCGCTAGCATCAGCTCCTGCACGTCAGCATCGAGCACTTCATTCTTCAGCTCAGCGATCTCACCAGCCTGGAACAGCCGCCGGCCGGTATCATCAACAGCCTTCAACACCAACAGGTTGACACCAAACCCGGTCGGGGTATCACCACCTGCCATGCTGGTCGCCGCCTCTCGTTCAGCCAACGTCAGCGGTGCCGCGTAGAAGTCGATCGTGTCGCCATTGGTCAGCTTCACGGTGCGCTTGGTCGGCTTGAAATCAGCGGCATCCTTAAGACGCTGCAGCAGGCTTGCCATGATGAATTGGCGTGGGTTGTTATATCATAGCGCAAAAAAAAATCCCGGCCACTTGCCCGGCCGGGATCATAACCACACCGTCGTCAGTGTATCAGCTGGTCGAACGCAGGTCGAAGGTAACGTTTCCGGCCGGCCTGAAGCTGATGTCTACCATCTGCGGATCGTCAGGGTTGACGCCACGGGTGGCATTCAGCACCACAGCATCCATGCTGATGGAACGGCTCAGCACCTCGGTGGACTGCTTGTCGGTGTAGAGCTTGAAGCCGCAGCCGACCTGCTCACGCTGGAGCACGTCTTCCATCATGCGGTTCGACAGGGCGCTGTCCTCATTGGTGACATACACCGAGCAGGAGCCGGTGCCATCAGCAAATCCGACGATGTACTGGCGGAATGGCGCGGTCTGGCCTACAGCCTGGCCGATGGTGGTGACATCAAGCTCGGAGCGGCTGATCTCAAACGACCAGCTGCGCACCTGCCCAACGGCGGCGAAGTCGGCGTAGTAAACCTCAAACTCATTAGGCGACGCAGCGGTGCCCACGGTGGTGAGATCAACCGTGGCGCCGCCAACGGTGGTAGACACCTGCAGCACGCCGGTAGCAGCGGTGTAGCTGATGACGTAGTAGGTCGTGGCAGCGCTCAGCGGAGCGGGCAGGGTGCCGGTGCCCACGCTGCCGTCTTGGCTGTTGACGATGCGGAACTTGACCGGATCGCCAACACGGAAGCCAAGGTACGGCTCCACAGTGATGGTGTCACCGGCGATCGAGATACCAGAAGTGCCGCAGGTGCCGGTGGTACCAGCAGGCTTGTAGTACAGCGCGCCGGACGTACCGGACAGGACAGTAACGGCCATTGCGTTGACGGTGTTTCCCTACAGTCTACTGATACGCTTCAAAGGTGATAATCAGCTGGAGCTGGCTGTAGGCATCAGGTGATGGTGTCACCGTCGCCGGGCCGTTGGCAGCATTAAAGATGATGCCATCTACGGTGACGCGATCGAACAGCGCCTTCAGCCGTTCTGCCAGCGCAAGACCTGTGGCGGCACCATCACCCACGGGCGTGTAGATATTGAGCGCTAGCGTGCCGTTCTGCCGGTTGAAGCTAGCAATCGTGGCATAGGCATCATCGCCATAAAGGATCGAGACATCGATCCATGGTGCATTGTTCGGCGGGTTGAATGGCGCATTGGCGTATTTCACCGGATACGGTGGTGCCTGCCGCATCTCGGTAGCGATGCGCTGCTCAATGGTGGATCGGATGGCTTCTAGGCTCATGTCTCGCGTGCGATGCGCTCAGCAGTCTCAGCCGCGCGGGTGCGGATGTCGTTAGCGATGTTCTCGATCCAGCCGGGGCCATTGGTCTGGATGCTGCTTCCGCCGCCGGGAACCGCCCAGTTATTGACTTTTCGGCTCGGATTGCTTCGTCTCTCAATCTTGGAGCCACTGCCGGCTACTCCGTAGCCTAGCTTTTCCGCATACGGCAGGTTGTTGTGGATGCTGTAGACGTTGCCCAGCCGTTCTTGGCCTGGCGTGTAACCAATGCCTCGCGGCGGCGGCAGTGCTTGCCCGCGGTAGTCGCCGGGTGGCACGCCGGGGAAGTCTGCATTGTTCTCGCCAATCGCCCAGCTCAATCGGAATCGGCCTAGGTCCACCGGGCTTACTGCTTTCACCCGCTCATCAGTCTCCATTACTACTTGACGCAACAGGCGCTCGATGTTGTCGCTGGCGTAGCGGCCGAACTCAGCGATGGTGATGGCGCGGCTCATCAGTCCCTCAGCAGCAGCTCGTAGGTGATCGGCTGGTTGTCCTGCTCGATCGTGACCACTTGCACCACCTGCAGCTCACGGTCGCCGATGATGACGCGATCGGTTGGTGTCGGCTTGGCAGCCACGGCATTAGCGGCGATCAACAGGCGCTTGTCGCCGGCCTGCACAATGTCGTTCACCTCACGGCGGTTCACGTCCTGTAGCACACCGCGGATCGCTGCATCACTGATGAACTCCCCCGAGCGGCCGGTCTCGGGGTTGTACTCGCCAGGTGTCACGGTCCGCAGCGTCACGGCGCCGCCAAACTTAGCGACCAGCTTGCTAGCGGCCTTGCCGAGGGAGGATGCGAGGCTCACAGGTCGTAGGCGATGATTTTGCCGCTGGTCAGCGTCACCGACTCGAACACACCGTAGATGCTGCCGCCAGCCGGGATCGGCACTGCAGTGAAGGCATTGCCGCTAGCACCCTTGACCGTGGCTGAGGCGATAACCGTAGCCTCCAGCGCGTACAGCTCACCGAAGCGGCCGGTATGGGCCAACGTATCACTGATGTACTCAAACCCTACGGATTCATTGAAGTCCACAGCTAGCTCCGGCGGATGGCAATGTTGCCCGGTCCGCTCATTCTAAGCCCGATCAGATACCGCTCCACCATTGGCGGGATCCTGTCAGCGCCTACGGCACCCTCATTGTTTGGCGTGACGCTCAGGCTGCCGATGCTCACGGACTTGTAATCCTCCAGCCCGCTCAGCTCCAGCGCATCAGGGGCAGAGTTGAGATAGACCGCCAGATACGCTTGAGCCTGTTTGATCTGTGTCGGGATCTCGGAATCGGTGTAGTAATCGGTCGTGATCCTGAACGGAAACCCAACCGCGTAGGTGTTGATATAGGTATCGGGCTTGCGCACACCACTGCGCGGCCACTGAAGCGCCTGCTCGTCAGTGGAACGCGCACCGAGGAACCGCTCACGATCGAGCCGTTGCGTTGCGGTATAAAGCGCGCGGTTCTTCTGGTCTGTGGTAGCCGTCGCCCATGCTGCAACAGCGTCAGACTCCACAAACCCATCGATGATGGAACTGGCATCAGCCAGCGTCAGGTAGCTGTTGGCGTTTGCGCCGCCCACTGTGGCGTCGATCGCTATGGCCATCGTTGGCGGGCTCCGCGTCTAAGTCAAGGCTAAGGGTTGGCTCAGCTGTGGCAGAGGCCACTGCCGTAGCAGCAGCCTCACGCTCACGCATCCGCCGAAAGGCGAACAGACCCATCAGGCAACAGCAGCAGCGACGCTGCCAAGGCCATAAAGGGTGATGGCCTCAGAGCCTGCAGTCACGTTGGACACGTAACCCAGGAACACCTTGGAGGCGTTCTGCGCCACGGTGGCAACACCGCTAACGGTGACACCAGTACCACCGGCCATGGTGATCGTGAAGGCGCCTGCGGAGGCGTTCAGCACGATCACCTGGAAGGTGGTGCCGACTGCGCAGTCGCCGCCGATGGCAGCAACGATCGCAGCAGCGGTGGCTGTGGTGTAGGTGGCCGCGGCGGTGGGTACACCGCGGATGATCACGTTGTAGCTGTTGTCAGTGCTCAGTGTTGCGGTAGCGGTAGGAGCCGCCAGCTTCATCTGAGCAGGGGTCAGGACGGCCGGGATGTCACCCAGCTCAAAGAGAGATGCCATGTCTAGATGCCTCAGTAGTTGGAGGTGACAGTACCGCGGACGATACCGATGTTCTTCACTTCATACACACGGCTCCAGCTGCCGACAGTGGCAAGCTGCGCAGGCGTCGGGCCGACGCTTCCGCCCCACTTGGCACCCACGGGGTGGTAGCAGTAGTGCAGGTCGATGCTCATGGCATCGGACTTGGCGAGAATGTCGCGGTCGGTTTCAGTGCGCAGTCCCATCTGTTCACCGCTGGCGACAGCGCCTTGAGTGAAGAAGTAGATGGGGTAGTTGTTGCCGGTCGGAGCAAGGTCATCACTGACGATCACGCGCATCCCCATATAGGTGGGAACTGTCACCTCGCCGGTGTAGGCGTTGACCACGTTGCCACCGAAGGCGGCGATGGTGGTAGCGCCAGTGGCAGCGGTAGACAGGCGGGCCTCGGTCTGAGTGACGTACTCAATGGCCTTGCGCTCCACGAGGTCGTAATAGACCGCGGAGTGCATGGCAACGGCCTGCAGCTTGTCGCCTTGGTCGCCCAGCAGGCTGCGGGCCTTGGCGCATTGGCGGGGGCCGAGTGCCGTCATGCCGGTGGTATCAAACCGCAGCGCAGAGAACGCCGGGGTATCGCCGCCGGTCAGGCTGCCAAACACGCCTTCGAGGGTCTTGAGCAGATCCTTCTGGCGCTGGTTGGCAACGTAATCAGCAACCTTGGAGCCGATGGCAGCCATGGGGTCCGAACCGGCCGCCATCGCGGCGAGGTCCCTTGCCTCCCACGCGCGCCCGCGGTGCACGATCACACCAACCTGCTTGTCAGCGGTGATCTTGCCGGGGGTGAGCGAGGTGCTATCGGTCAGCGTCTCGAAGTCGCCGGTGAGGTTTGCCTTCCAGAACGGCACCTGAACAGTGTCGCCACCTTCCGTTGCATTGAGTTCAGCCATCGGCTGGACCACACCGGATGCCAGGAAGGCATCGCGCAGGGTGGTTTGCTCAATGACATACGGAGTAAAAATCTCAGGGATAATAACATCTGAGCGTACGACGCCCATGATCAACCTCGGGAATTGGTTTGCGGTGGGCGCAGCCCTCTACCAGCGCAGCCGGTTGTAGTTACATACTAGCAGCAGACTTCAGGCGTTCATATAGACCACGGTCGGTGCGGTAGAGCCGTGCCTGTTCGGTGAGATTGAATGAACCCTGCGCAAACGGGTTTTTCATGCCAGACGGCAGACCGCTATTGCCAGCCCCACCGCTCGGTGCACCGCTGCCCTGCGGCTTGGGTTGCTTCTGCATCCATGCCGGCAG